GTTCCATCTTCTGTAGCAACTTCAACCCAACCTATTTGAGCCATATCAGATCCGTTTATTGTGTAAACATTTCTAATTATGATAGGTGAATTGTTATATTGTTGAAAAGCAGGAGTTACAGTTATCTGTGGTTGAACAGCTGTATTTCCAGTTATGTTACCTGCAGCAGCGTTAGATGTAGCAGCGCCTTTAACAAATTCTGAACCATATACAAATATTTTAAATTTAGCTGCATTAATGCTAGCTAAAGTTGTAGCAGTATAAGGAGATACGTGAACGTGACCGTTTGCAGTATCTGACTCAGTTACAACACCTTTAAGCTCTGCACCTTGATCATCTAATAAAACTACTGTTGAACCGGGTGAAATAACATTTCTTGTTACACCTGGAGAAGTAGGACCTGGAACAGTTACTCTTCTTGTTCCGTTGTGAGTACAGTTATCATATGCAATATGTAATCTGTTTTGTTCTGACCAAACAACTTGATCTGAAGTCATAGGCATTTCAGCACCTACCATACGTAAAAAACCAGAAAGAGTTCTGTTTCCATATCTTTCTACTTCTTGTTCGTATATTTCAGGTAGATATTGCTGAGCAAAATCATTATTACCATCTGTAAAAGATAGGTAATTACTGGCTAATAGCTGCTGATTAGGAGCAGGAACTATTGAGCCAAATTGTGGAGTTAAAATTCCCATAATTTATTTATTTATTTTTAATTAAACGTTTTTCTTTTTATTTTTAACTTTGAAGAATCAACACCACTAATTGCTTTTACTTTTAAACCATTTACAAATAATTCACCTGAAGCTGTTTTACGAGGTTCAGTTGTTATATTTTTAGATTTAGCCATCTGTTCTTTTAATGCATCAGTTTTACCTTGTTCATAAAAGTGATTAGCAATAGTATCAGCATTTCGTGCAGCAAATAAAGCTTTGTGGTATCCTTTAGCGTCAGTTACATCTCCTTTTTCATTTAAGAACGTCTTAATAAAGTTTGATATATTACTTTGACTTTGGGCCACTGATGAAGGGTCTTTAATACCATATCTGAATTTTTTTTCTCCTAATTTAAAATCAAAACCTTTGAATTCTTCGTTGAGAAGGTTTTTTGTTTCAGATACAAACCTTTCATGACTAGCTTCACGTGCTTTTTGTTCTTCATTATAGCGATTAAAAAAGTCATTAGCTTTTTGTTGGTCCTGTGTTATGCCGGGTCTCAACTTGATTTCGTCATAATACTTTGTTTTTAGGTCCTCTAAATAGTTTTTGGCTTTTGCTATCTCTTCTTTATAAGCAAGTTTTTTCTTTTTTATATCTCGCTCATCATCCACCTCAGTATCAAATCTAAAAGAATCTTCAATTATAAAGTTTCTTTCTTCAGCGTCTAAATGAGGTTTAGCTTGTTTATAATATTCATGAAGTAATACATCATTATTTACGTTTGTATAATCAGCATTTAAACGGGCATAATCTTGTACGTCACCACCCGTTTCTTCCATGAATTTTATTAATTTTTCTATGTTTTCAGGTAACTTTTGTGTTTCAGTTTCCTGTGATATTTTTTCTTGTTTCGATGTGGTAGCGGTAGTTTCATCGCTTCCTGCCACTCTTGTCTTGTCAGTATTATCTTCTTCATCTGTTATTAATTGTAAAGGTGAATCAGATTCTTCTTTTATTTCTTCAGATTCTTTTTTATCTGTAACATCTTGAATGGTGTCTTGTACTTGTTCGTCCACCTTAGCGCTATCTCCGGCTTGTTCGCCCACATCCACCTTCTTTGTTTCTCCGACTGGAATGGCATCTTCTTTTGGTTTTTTAGTTAAATCTACTTTTACTAAATCAGGTATTATTTTTTCTTCACCTAATTGTTTTGGCTTAGTTACTTTTTTTATTTTAAAACTACCTTCTTCTTTTGGAGGTGTTGTATTTGTAACTTGTTCTTGTTTAGTTTCTTTTACAGGTTCTTCAACCATTACTTCTTCTTTTTGTGACATAATATAATAATATAAAATTAATAATCTATTGTGGAGCAAACTGCTCTAAACCAAATCCATCTAAATTATCATTACCAGCACTTTCAAAATTTACAGGTAATGTATCATTTTGTCTTTGATTTATTAATTCACTCTCTTGAGTTCCTTGCATTTGTACGCGTTTGTCTTTTCTATCTTCTATTTCTGTTTCTTTTTGACGTTTTGTTTGAGATCTCATTTCTTCAAGCTGTATGTTATATCTAAATTCTTCAGCCATTAATTGTTTTTTAATTAATGCTTCTTGTTCCATACGTTGTATCTCAAATTGAGATTTTGCTTGTTCTATTTGAACTTCTGTATCAGCTAATGCTTGGTTTTTTTGTACTTCTGCCATTGCAGCTTTTTCAGCTGACTGTGCATTGGCAGCTGCTTGAGCTTGTATATTTTCTAATTGTTGTGCTCTGTCTTTTTCTTGCTTTTGTTTTTGCCTTAACTTAAGCATTTGATTAGCAAGTTTAATATTTTTTATTTCTCTTAAATCTATTGCATCTTCTAAACCTATATTTTTAGCTTGTAATGCAATTTGTATACTTTGTTCTAGTTGAGCTTTTTCTTCTTCATCAGGTTCAAGTTCTAAAAATATACCAAAATCATGTAAAGATAATTTTTCAACTTCTTCTAATGTTGCTGTATTAAAACCATTTATACTGTTTATTAAAGACTGTTTAGTTGTTGGAAACTGCAACATATCTGATACTCTTAAACTAATATTTTCACAAACTCTTACAGTTAAATACATTAATGCTTGTAACACATGTCTTGTAGCTGTATTAGAATTAGCAGCTGCAAGCTTTTGTAAACCAACTAAAGCATTTTTATCAGGCGTGCTACCATCTCTTGCTTCATTAAGCCCGGTTACATCTCTTATCATTTGTAAATAATATTGATAAGTTTGTATCATTGACTGTATTTTAGACATGCCTGAAGACGTCTGTAATTCTTGCACCGGTACTTTACCTCTATTTAAATCACCATCTTGAGTTAAAGATCTTCCTACTACACTACCTGTTTGAAAATACATATTCAATGCTTCAGCAGGATTATAATTTGTACCATTACCTAAATCAACCTCTGCTAACCCATCAACATCTAAATAAACACCATCAGGTACTAACCTTGATATTACTTGTTGTAGTTTTAAATGAGTTAATTGAATCATATCTGCAAATCCAACTGTTTTACTTACAATAGATTCTATACGGCCTTGATACATTCTAGGTGAACTAATAACGTAATTCATATTAACTTTAGTCGTATCACCAAAAGGCCTTGTCATGTTTTCACTTAATTCCCATTTTAAAAGATTATTACCAAGACCTAAAACTTTAGCTCCAGTATATAATACTTCTATTGATCTTGATATTCTATTAAAGTTATCACTAGGTGGTGGATTAAATGTATCTGGTTTTTCTAATGTTTTTTCTAAACCTTGTTCTGTTTGTTTTATTTTAAAAACTTGATCTTGATAAGTTTTATATTCAAAATATAATATTTGTACTTGATCTTTAGTGTCTTGGCCCCACCAAGTGTTTTCTAGATATGTATTTCTACCAGGGTATTTTTGTATTTCTTCTAATTCTGAATCTGTTAAATAAGGAAATTGTCTTTTAACTTCTGATAATGACATACTTTTAACCTCACCTACATAATATATATCTTCAAAATTTGGATCATCAGTATATGAATATACTAAATTAGCTGGATTTACATAATCTATAGTTATTCCTTCAGATAAATTAAAATCAGTTTTAACACAACCTATACCTAAAACAGTTAGATCGTATGCTAATTGTTTTTTTACTTGATCATATTTATTATAGTCTAAAATATTATTTATAACTTCTTCTTCTGCTATTTCAACACTTTGTTTAAAGTTTAATTGTAAATAAAGATCTAATTCTTCTGTAGTTCCTGGTAAATCATCTGGTGATGCTGAAGCAAATAAATTAGCATTAGGGCCTAATTGAGCTTGTAATGCTTCAATCATTTCTTTATTTTCAATATCTCTTATAGCATTTTGAGCAAATGTAGTTTTATTTTTTATAGCAAATGGATCTTGAGCAAAAGATTTTATTTCATAACCTTTTTGTGTCATACCATTTACTACTATATCTACAAACTTAGATAATATTGGTACAGGCTTCCAATCTAAATTTAAATAAGATAAATCACCATTTATAGCTAATTCATCTTTATATTTTTGTACTGGTTGTTCTCCTCTAGCGTAAAGTCTTAGTCTATTAAAATTTTGAAAATTATTAATATATCTATTTTGACCACTAGAGTTTTTAAACCACTCATATTCAATTGCTTGGGCTACTTGTAAACCATACTCTTTTGACTTTTTCTCTTCTTCAGGTACCACCTGATCTGGAAAAGCACTGTTATAGTTAATATTAACCATTAATTTAGTATTTTTGAAGTTACTCCTTTATTATTATACTTTTTAAAGTCTAAAGGTAAATTATTTATAGTTCTTTTTACTGTTGGTGTATATCTGTTTTTATTACAAGCCATAATAGCTAAGCCAGAACTTATGGAAGCATCGTGTTTAGTTCTATTATTTATATTAAACTTAGCCCAGTCTTCTAGTGTTCTTTGAAAATACATATCACCATATCTTTCATTATTAAATCCAATAAAATTTTCAATATAATCTTCTATCGCAGCTGCATGTGCTTGTTTTATATCTTCACTTGAATTAGGTATACCACCTATTTCTCTTTCTGTAACAGATAATTTATTATATACTTTATCAGGACGATTCATAGAATAACCTCTATAACCTCTTCTTTTTAAATAATATAATAATCTAGGTTTATTATTTTCTGCAAGTAATGGCATACCATAAAAAACTAAAGCCATTAAAACATCTTCAAAAAATATTTCTGCTGTTTGAGGTCTTGCAATATATTCTAAAAAAAATAAATTAGGTGGTACATCTTCCATTGAAAACTTAGTTAAACCATGTAAAGAAGCTTTTGAACCTCTACCATCAACTGTTCCTGAAATATCATATGGATCACAACCAAAAGCACCAGTATGATCGTTACCTGGATATTTAACACCATTTTTTATAATATACTTGTTTTGTAAATTATCATTAGGTACCCAAGAAACTAAAAATCTACCATTATTATTAGGAATAAATATAACTCTACTATCTTTAATCCCATTTTCCCATTGAAAATTACCTTTTGTAATTACATTTGTATTTCTTAAATCTTCATTATAATCAATTTGTTCATAAATTTTAGTTAGATTAAATAAAGATTGTTTTGCTTCATCTCTAAAAGCGTGTTTTTCTGTTCTAGGAAATTGTCTATAAAATTCATTTAAACCGTCTTGATCATTTTTTAAACCTTCAACTTCGTTTTCCCAGTGTGAGATAACGCCAATTTCAATGTTGGATCCGTCAATACTTTTGACCGGTTTTTTTGGAGTTTCGAATACAGGAAACCCATAAGTATTAAGGTATCCTTCGTAGTTCCATTCCATAGGTATGAACAAACTATATAATCCTGAATTAGTCTGTCCGTTGCGGTTTCTTTTTGTAACATCTGACGCATCATATAATTTTTTAAAATTATTACCTCCTTTATCTAAAGCATTAGATGTAGATCCCATCATACACCTACCTATAATTCTACTACCTAATCTTAACGTTGTCTTCGTGACCCTCCAGTTGTTGAGGATGTTATCTGGCCTCTCCCACTTGCCCGATTCATCGTGTGCGAGGAGTTTGAGTTTCTCCCCGTCGTATGAGTTGTCACCGGTATTCTTCCAGTCGATCGTGGTATCGAGCCCAACGAGTTCCTCGGGACGTTCATTCTGATCGATCTTACGCCTTGTGAACTTCGACGCGGGTACACGATATGCAAGTTCCGTTTTGGGACGATCCATACCGTCCTGTATCGGTTTAAAAAAGAATGGGTAATTAACGGATATTGGTACCACTTTGTCTGTAAACATTTTCTTCGCATCTGCTCCAGTCTTTGATAATATCCCGTACCGTGAATCACTAGATATTGTTGCCTGGTGTACGAGTTCTGATGAGGCCATAAAAGAAAATCCCGATCTTCTATTCTTGAGATAGCACATTCCATAGGATCTGGTATCAAGTTTACAGGCTTCCCAAAATATGAAAAAGATTCTATTGGCTTCTCTGAATTCCGCGTTGCCAACATCAATTTTTGTCCACTGCAAGTACATATAATGAGACCCAGTAATATAGCTAGGAATACCTTTGTTATAGAAACAAAAGCCTTCTTCACGTCTTTTAAACTCTTCGTCAATATAATCATACCAAGTATTTTTAAAATCTAATGATGTTTGGTTCCAATCAAAAACTGTTTTAAGTTTTGATAATTGTTTTGGGTACTCAAATATTTCCCAATATTGATCTGTTTTATTTACAGATCTTTTATATACATTTTCACTTAAAGGTAAAGCTATTTTTAAACCCTGTATTTCATATATTTCACCTATTTTACCTGTTTTACTTATAACAACTACATCGTGTTCTTTGTTATAACCTGGTTCCCATTTTTTATACCTATTATTATTTTTTATAATTTTAGGTTTTATATGATTAGGTAAAATTTTATATAAAGTGTTTGTATACATTATCTAGATCTTCCTTCAGCAAAACCTCCAAAATTAGAAGCTTTAGTATTTTTATTAATAGAATTAATTATATTTTCTTCTTCTTCAATTCTTGATAGTATTTCAAAAGCATCAAATATAGCTAATTTTTTTGTAGCAGCAGCGTTTTTTAATCTGTCAGCTGATACATCATCTTCTGAATCTACAATTTTTTCTTTAGCTACTTTTATTAATTCTTCAACTGCTTTTTGCCCAGCTTGGATTATACGTTTTTTGGTTTTGTTTATTTCCATATTTAAATAAAATATCATTTGATTCCATACAGTATAAAAGTTCATTATCAATAACAAACTCAAATTCTCTATTACTTTTAAACCCAACTAGATCTCCTGTGTTAATTTTAAGGGCTTCTAACGTGCTGTTTGTATATTTTAATACTCCAGTATTTTTTATTAATTTGGTATCTTTATATACATCTTTTTCTAATACTGGTTTTACAAAACAATAATCTGCGTTTGTTTTCCACCCTTTTTTATAATACATATAAATTTGAGATGGATGTGCAAAATATAAATTGTCTTTAAAAAACTTAGTACTATTTACTGATTTGCCTTTTAAATTATAATACCTTCTAAATAAATTATGATGTACTATAACTTTGTCACCTTTTTTTATATTTGTTTTATAAGCAAGAGGTGCAGCAACTATTTCAGCATGTCTATTTATAAATTTATGATTTGATATACTTGAGTTAAGTATAAGTTCTGTGTTGTTGATTTTTAATTTATTATTATATCTTTCACCTATAGGTTTTATAATAAATTGATATATACTATTCATTAATATTCTAAATCATATTCAACCGATACTGCCATTTGAGAATTAAATTTTTTCCAAGGCAATACTTCATCATCTTTTTTTATAAAAATATTATACGATTGACTTTCTTCGTCGCATAATATATGTGAAATAGTATGACCGCCATACACTTGTTGACCTACAGCATAGTGCATAGCATCATTTTTATAATCAGATCCAATACTGATTTTTCTTATAACATTACTCACTTTTTTCTGTTTTTTCTTCTATAGGTGTGCATGTACCATCTTCTAAACTAATATTTACAGCACCATATTCTTTTTCTAATTCTACTTTAAACTCTTCTACTTTTTCCACAATACCGGCATATTTGTGAAGTAAACCATGTTTTTGTGTTTCTAAAAAACCCACATCTTTTAATATTTGAGCTATTTCTTCTTGTTGTTTTCTAATAGTAGCTAGCTGGTCATCTGTAAGCTTATTAGCTTCTTTTATTTTTTTTGTCATTTGATTAAATTTAAATTAATAATTATTTTATAACAGCGCTATAATTTCTGTTGCTGTTGTTTCTGTATCGCTTGTTAAGTTATATACCCTTGATACAGCAAAAGGTAAAATTGTACTTGCTGCTATACTTTTTACTACTATAGGTTGTGAGTCAGATGCTAACGTTAGTTTTATATCACCTGTACCACCTACATATAAAGCAGGTTTTTTCTCATTAAATATACCGCTTGGTCTATCTAAATCACCACCAGCAATAGTAGCTGTAAGTGCTCCTGTTATTCCTGTTGAACCAAAAGCTAAATTTAATGAAGCTAAACTAAATTCTATTGTTTGTGCAGCAACACCAACATTTGGTCCTTGATTTACAACAGTAACACTAGTTACTGCTCCTGCTCCATCCGTGGTAACTAAAAAAGTAGCACCTAAAGTAACACCTCTTGGAGTAGTTACTGTTTCAATACTAGCAGCCCCAGGATATGTACCTCCAGTAGCATATACAATAGCAGTACTACTTGCTGGTAAACCAGCTATAGTGTTAGTAGATAAATTACTTAATATAGCTGCTTTGAGTGTTTTAGATTCTTGCAACTCTATTCCACCGGTTGCGAAATCACTTAAATTATTTTGATAATATCCCATTTTTATTTTACTTTGTCTTTTATTTTTTCATAAGTTCTAAGTCCACCTAATCCTAACATACCTAATAGTACAGTCATTAAATGTTCCATTTGTAGTGGTGGTGGTACGTCTGTTGATTTTGTAATCCATATAAATAAATCACGAATAACAAAATTATATGCTAAAGCAAAACCACATATCCAACCTACAAAAGGTCGCCACCCTGCAACAAATAAAGTTCTATGCGAGGCTTCAACCATATTAATTTTTGTTTGTAATTCTATTAGTTTTTCTGGATCAAGCTCTTTACCTTTAATGGCTTCTCTTATTTCCCAAGCTAAACCTCCAGCGACAGATTTTCTACCATCACCTCCTTTAAGAAGACCTAGTAGTAATTTCCACATATTTATTTTTTATAACCCATTTT